CACCTGTTTCTGTGTTGGTAGCGAATGTCTTATAAATTTGCATAGCTGCTCTCAAGGTTGTGGGCTAAGCGCCCGTTGGTGGAAAAATATTTGCTGAGCCTTTTTTAGCGTCTGCCCCTGGGCAGCGGCTCCGGGATCATTGCTTGACGAACACGCCCTGAGGCGTCAGGTAGCCCTTGCGGTCTTTGATTTGGTCATAAGCATGGTGCAGACAGGTCACTAAGTCGAGGTCTAGCGTGGCACACACCATGATGAGCGTCACCACCACGTCACCGACAGCATCAACTGTGTCGCCCCGGTGGCCACGGTTGAGGGCGTCCAGCAGCTCGGTGGTCTCTTCAAGGGTCTTGATCGCTTGGCCCAAGGGCTTTGCGTTCTTGACGATGCCCCGAGCTTCGCCCCACTGGAGGACTTTCATTTCAACTTCAGAGTAGCTCATATCAGTCTTTCTTAAATGTGGGAAGCGGAAACCAATGGTCAAAGCCATCGTCCGAGAAGTGGGCGCGTACGTAGGTTACACCCTGGGACTTCTCAATCAGCATCATGCGGACGCCGATCGGTGTGTTTTTGTCGATGGGCAGCCAGTTAATGTCGGGGGCGACAACAGCTGCACCATCGGCGGTAAGTTTGTGGGTCATTGGGCAAAAAACGCAGTAGCCTGCGCCTCTAGTTCGGTGTTGAAAGAATTTGGGTCAGCGGTTTCCCAGTTGTCAGCCAACCAACTCCCGAGGGACTCGGTGACTTCGTACTCGAAGACCCCGGGGAACTCCTGGCCGTCGGGCTTGGTACGCAGATAAGCTGACACCTGCTTGGCGTATGAGATGAGGTCTTCCACCATCCCAATATGTCCGCCGTCGGCGCGTAGAGGGTGATCGCTATCGGTGCTTATGAGGCGGTTCGTGATATGATGAATATCAATCCGGGGTTCAGCGCCCGCCACCAGGTACACCAGCTGGATGGCGAAGTCGTCTTGGTCGAAGTTCATTGGATTTTCCTTGTTTGTTCCACCCGCGATGTAGTGAGCGCACGTCATGACAGGTCTCTCGAGTCCCTAAAGCCCGTAAAGACTGGGTGTCTAGGTTTGTTAACGACACCAACCGGGAAGAATTTATAGCGCACGAGCTTGCCAATGTATTCACCTTGCCGGGCCCAGAAGATTCCTCGCTCGAGGGCCGTAAGTCCAGTCCCAATTGAGAACTCGACTCCGGTGTGGACGTCTCTGACAAGAAACGCACCCAGTGTGTTCTTGCCCACAAGGCCCGCCTGCGCTGTGCTGCGTTTCGTTCTGCCCAGTTCATTTGTTTGTGCCTCATTCCCGTTGAACATCTCTTCCTCGAAGCCAATGATCTCGGCCTCGCTGTCTTCAAAGCGTTTGAGTTTGAGAAGATACCCTTCATTCACCGTGCTGCGCCCGTACTTATAGGGTGCATCCGGCGAGCGCAAGATGATGCCTTCGTAGCCTTCTTCAACCTTGGCCGCCTCGTAGGCCAGCATCTCGTCTTCGTTGGCCAAGAGGTTCTGTTCGAGTAAGCAGATTTGAGGGTACTTGCCCCATCGACCGTTACCCAGACAGTCGAGCATGACCTGTCGGCGTTCATGGAACGGCCGGGCATGCGTATGGAGGTCAAACACATAGTACGTATAGGCCGGCACCTTGTCGAACGCCATGACATTGGACACAGACTCGGTGTAGCAAGTTTTGCTGGTTGGGCTGCCTACAATCAACTCACCATCCATTCCCGTCAACTTATGGTTGCTGAGCTGTTCGTAGATATGCTTGTTCGGAATCGGCTTGAGTGTACGGCTTAAAGCCTTGCCGTCCACGATGCTGCAACGGATACCGTCGAGTTTGGGGCTGGCGTACATGCCGTGGCTCCAATCGATCTTGCTGAAGTCAGCGTTGACCGCGAGAGTCGGCTTAAATGAGCTCATATTGTTCCTTGATGGCTCGCTTGCACGAGCCGTAATGCTTTTATACAAATCGCGTTGCCCATCCGCGCTTGGTTGACAACGAACGCACCTGCTTGCTCACAGTTGGGCAGTGCATAAACTTGAACCCGCCATTTTTCAGTGGCGAGGTCATAGATGTGGCACAAGCTCCAGCCCTGGGCTGCGGCTATCGCATCTTCTTCGACTGTGAGTAGGGCTGGCATAGATTGCAATGTAGGGTTATTAACGCGGCCAGATCAGCACGTGTCGAAATTGATTTACGGAACTGCTCGGCGGTAAAAGTTGAATCCCAGGACACACCTTCGAAGTAGACGCCACCTTCTTTGCATCCAATAATTACTCCGACGTTTCGGCCTTCAGCGTGCCGGCTGCGAAGCCAGTTTTTCTGAAGCTCTGAAAGGTCTATAGTGATCAGAGTGTCAGAGCGTTTTGGGATGGTGATGTATTTGTATTCAATCCAGAGATCAGCAGCGTTGCCGCTGTACCAGACGTCGGCAATGCCGGCGTTAAACTGGTTATGGTTTTTCATTCGGTAGAGGTCCGCAGGCAGATACTTATGGACCCCCTGAATAAACGTATTTTCAGGCGTCGCCATCAATCAGTTCGGCGAATGGTCCCGGCTTTGATCAGCGTGTCCAGGGCAGCTGCAGTGTCAGGATGACATGTGTAGCACTCTGGGTTATCACATGGCTCGGCGTTTCTTGCATCTGCCTCGGCCTTAATACGTTTGAGCGCGTCCAATATCGACTCAACCGCGTTGGGCTGGTCTATTGGGGGTGTCTGCTCATCAATCAGCCGTTTTTCCACAAGGCGCGCGTAGCCGATGATGTCGGTCCACGAATCGATGTACTGAGGGTCGCCATTGATGATGCGGCCGATCTTGTGGGCCACCATCTCCAAGCATTCTTTGATGTCGTCATCCAGGGCGTCCCAGTTGTCGCTATCGAACATCGCCGCCTTAATGCTCTGGGTTATCTGGGCATGTCCTTCAAAGCTACCGTAGCGGGCGCCGCGTTCGGCCAGGGTGTCGTCAATGGGCTGTGTCATTTTTTGTGTCCTAAAAGTTTCATAATCTGAGTAGCTTTGTCGATTGCTTCGGGGGTTGCTAGGCCTGAGGCCACAGCTGCCAGAATCAACGCGAACAGTTTTTCGTCGTAGTCGCTCATACTTGAGCCTTTCTGTAAAGTTTCTTGAACTGTCGTTTGCCAAGCGCCTTTACTAGAGCCCGGCGTTTGCGGCGGTCGTCGTCGGCCTGGGCCGGCTTCATGTTTTCACCATCGCGTGGGGCTTACCCATGAACAATGCCTTATGGATTGCCTGCAAGGTGACCACCTGCTGGTGGGCATCTGACAAGGCGTTGTGCTTGACACCGGTTACCGGTGAGCGAATAGCCTTGGCACCGGGCAGGTTCTTGTAGGTCCTGAAACAGTGGCTGTTCCAAAATTTCCAAGGCACCTCCATACCGCACTGAACAAACGCGTGAGCCAGTATAGGCAAATCGAAGTCACCCCCATTGCTCCACACGTGGATGTCCGAGGCTGCCAACCAGTCAGCAAACTCTTCGAGTGCAGTCCGCAGGGTCTGCTTCGACTCATGAAATACACCCTGCGCGGCAGGCCCCTGCGCCATCCACCAGATGAGAGTGTCCTCGCTGATGCGCCGCTTTAACTCGAGGTTCGAGTCCACCGAGATGCTGGCGTAGAAGCCGTTGTCGTCCACGGCTTCGGAGTCAAGATCAAACTTAACCGCTCCAATACTCAGGATGCAAGCATCAGCAGTCGTGGCCAAGGTCTCTGTGTCGATCATCACATGCTTCATAGGCTTCTCGTCGTTAGATTTATGTGCCCCGCCCAATAAGGACAGGGCGCCTGGCTTACGCAGCCTCGAGTTCAGGTTTTGAGACTTTGACAGCCTTGACCGGGGCGGCAACAGGCATAGCTTCCAAAGCAGCCATCTGGGTGGTCAACTTTTCAGTCCCCTTGGCGATAGCAGTGGCAGATTTTTCTGCTTTGAGCACGGCTGTTGCGTAGTCCTTCTGGGCCATAGCGATGGCAGTGTCTGCAGCCTTGCGCTTCGCGTCAGCTGCTTTCATAGCTTCTTTTACTTCAG